CCAGTGGGTGCGCTGCTCTTTTTTTCCCGATCCAGCCACTCCTTGATGCTCTTAACCATCTCACCCTTGGGATCCACTCCCTTAGTCCTAAACTTATACGGACTATTGGTATCATTGGCCCATCCACTCACCCCCTTGTCCTGGTAGCTGAAGTATTCGTATGCTGATATGTTTACACTGATTAGCTCACCTGATTGCTCTAGGTCACCGGGGATGATATTGTCTTGCAGCTTACCGGTACTCGATACATCTTTCTTATCCATTTCATCGGCTAACACCTGCGCAAAGGACTTACCCAAAAACACAATAGTATCCCGTATGTCGGTCAGCTCCACTCCTTGGTATGCTGACTTGTCCTCGCCTAGATTGATTGTATCGTCAAGAGTCTTGTGCATTATTTACTCATGTTCTTTTCGTATTGCTGCTTACTCTTTAGATAGCTTAGGTCATTGAGCGCCTGCATGATGGGCAGATCATACGCCTGGTCCATGGTGATGCCCTCAAAGTCTGCCACTTGGCGGGCCGAGAATATCCAGCCATATCTATCCACAAATGGATGGGGTGGCTCCGGCTTTACCGTTGGATCAATCGGCTCATCTGAATCAAACAATCCCTCGTATGATTTCACCAGGGCATTAATGGATTCAATGTACTCTAGCACGAAGGGCAGGATATGCCTTATGTTGCTCTTAAGTGCAACCTGTGCATCCTTGGCATGTTCAGTGCCGTGCATCATAGTGGCTGCAATTAGGTGCAGTGATTCAATCACACCGCCTTTCATCCAGTGGATGGTTTCAATGAATTGCCCCAGGGTGATGGTACTAGCATCGGTGTTTAGCTTAGTAGAGTACCAAAGGGGATGGATTGACTTTTGCAGTAGTTTGGCTGCCTTATCGATCTTAGTCAGGAACTGCTTAGGTGACATCTTGTCCACCTTGTCCGTACTTAGTCCAAAACTGTGGCATACCGTATAGGCTGCCTTGTCCACATCATCGATATGGACCGACTCGGTTACATTATAGATTAGTTGGTAAGTTGATACCTTCATACCTATAAGTGTCAAAAATCAAGTGTTTATTTCTGCGGGGTGGAAAATAGTTTAGTAGTCGTACTCATCACTGCCACCTAGCAGGGAGTACACCCCTCCGGTTTCTAGCTTCTCCCGGCTATTGACTGCCAGTGCTAGTGACATTACGCAGTCATCATGGAATCCTTGCGGTGCGCCATACCTTACCCCAGTAGCAGTATATTGGTATTCAATCACAGCCAGCTCGTCTGCGATTGGTCCTTGTGGAAATGTTATTTGATGAGAATGTACGGCCTTAACTAGCCGCTCCATTAACTGCTGCTTAGATGAGCTAGTAAACTTGAATCCCTTCATGTTGGTAAAATGGCGTTGCAGATCCTCCACAATCGCATCACCCACTCCAGTGCTATCAATTGAGATGGCAGCATGTTGCGGCAGCTCCATGATGGTTTGCTTTGTTTGTCCCCAATCCTTTTGGAACCTACTGAAATGGCATACATGCCCCATCTCATCCATTCCAATGATCACAGTCCAATCCACTGATTTAGCTAAATCAATACCGTAGTGGGTTGCTGGTCCTGCGCTCAGTGGCATGATACAAGAATCAATATGTCCAATAGTAAAAGGGTTGGCTGCATTCTCCATCGGGTTAGCCATGTACTCCTGTTCGAATACTGCATGAGGCAATTGCCTTCTTGCATCATCAATCTCAGTTGGATCAATGTGTGGATTGTCATAGGTAGAGAATTTAAACGATGCCCAATCGCTCTCCCCCCCTTTAAGGAATAGTGAGTAAAAGAAATTCTTACCCCTGGGTGTAGATAGAAATATTGCCTTACCCTTGTAATCAGTTAGTGTAGGCCGGATGGAGTTTTGCCACCCCTCCTCTAGGTTGGAAATGAATGATGCCTCATCAATGATGGCCAGGTGAAACTTTAATCCTCGAAGCGCATCTAAACGCTCACCGGTGAAAAAACGGATAGATCCACCGGTAATGAAATTGATTACTAGATCGGACTTATTGCAGGTGAATGCTTGGGCTGGTAGTTGTTTAGTAAGTGACTCAAAGAATATCTTTGCCAGTTGATAGGTTGGTGTAATGTAGGCAATCATCTGAGCATTTTGCCCACCCTCTTTTATTGAGATAGCCTGTGCAATCAATGACTTGCCAAACCTTCTGCCACACATCAATAACCTAAACCTGGCATTACTGTTCAGTACTTGCCACTGTGCCGGATGCGGATTGAATTGTACTATTATGTCCAAAATTAACAGTTAAGGTATGATTAACATCTGCTGACATTTCAAGCATCTCCGTTGGCTTGCCATGTGTCCGGCTAAGTAAGGTATCTAAACTATACAGGCTGCCCTTTTCAAGTGACTTTTTTAATGCACCAGCGATGGTGCGTTCTAATATATTGCCTGTCTTATAAATCTCTGCTAGCTCATCAATGGTCATGGCCAGCATTGAGTTGATTGTGTTGGCTGCCTCTGCTTTGGTGTAGCCTATATTTTTAAGTGTAGATACAAGTTTACGGGGTTGGCCCGCCTTGTTTATTCTTTCAGGATTAGTGTGAAACCCTTGCCCCTTTAAATTATCAATTTTCAATCTGCTCATTAGTTGTAAATAGGTTGTTAACCCAATAATTTTGATGTAATATTTCTGTAATCCATCACAACATTTTTAATAAGTTAAATTGGTATTGTTCTTAAGCCTTCCAGTAAGCTTAGCTGATAAAGTAGATTCCGGTATATTATTATAAAACGATGCTTCTTTTAGAGAATCATAAAAAACACCTGTATTTGTATCTAATACAAACTTATTTGTTTTAGGTAAAATGGTTCTTTTCTTTTGAGCATCACTCAGCCGTCCTCTCCATTGCTGGGTAAATATTCTGTTTCGCAAAATTTCTTTTGTACTTTCTTTATGCTGCCTCCCTTTCCAGCCATTACCTCCACTTAAAGTAAATGCCTGTTTTACTCTTTCAGATATTAATGTTTTTGTTTCTTCTGAACAAATTAATCCTAAAGTACCCTCTCCTCCATCTGTTAAATTTACAAGTATACCTCCATTCCTTATTCTGCCATAATGAGCAATAAGATTTATTTCTATCTCACATGCTTCTTTCCATGTTAATCCTTCATAAATTATTTTAGATTCACATGGGTACTTTGCAACTACACGATGCCAAAAAGCATTTCTTCCATCTTTAGTAAATGCACGCTTCTTTCCTATATCAGAACCTATTCCAATATAAAAAGGTTGATTTATATCCTGCCTAGTATGTAAATAAACAAAACAACTATCAAGCCCTGCTCCCATTACTTACTCTTTTTACTTGGTTTAATAACTACTTCAACATCCTCCTGGTAATTATCATACACAAACTTAACCAGTGACTGGTTACAGTCCTGGCATCCATAGATGGTGAAATGCCTATCAGCATCTATCACCTTTGCCATTGATTGAAATGTCTTTAGTTCTGCATCGGATGGATGGATGTCGATACCTGCGTTGATCCTCTCTAGTAGGAAAGTATTTGCTATTAAAAATTCATTATTCATATTTTACTTTTTACTTCTTTTTTAGCCTCTCGTACTGTTCTAAATATCGATGAGGTAGGTATTCCGGTGTATTCTGATACCAGGGCATAGGTTCCTAGTTCTGCATACAGCTCCAGTATCTTTGCCTTGTACCAGTATATTTTTTCAATAGGCAAATAAAACAGCTCAGTAGTTTCATATGGCACATCAATGAATGCATCTGTTGAATCCTCTCTGATTCCTATCTGCTTAGTGAATGAATTAGATTCTCTAAGCTGCGAAATATTCCAAATCATTGTGGCCACATATCCTCTTAACTTCCCCCTATTATGTAAGTCCGTAATAATATCCTTATCCTTTGTTAGTAGCTCTAAAAAAACATGCTGCTTAATATCCTCCTGTAACCTGGTCGGCCTTACCTTGGCTATTGTAGCAGCCAGTTCCTTTGATTGGTAGATCTCGGTAAGGATGTCATTTGAACTCACATCGCAAATTAATTAATAAAAGTGCTTTGCAATTAAAATAATTAATTATTTCAAACTGTGACAAATCCTAATGGTTTGGTTTGCGTTGAATAATAATACTATTCCACGAAGATTTGCAGTGATTTGTTTTGGTTATAGGTTTGGTTTTATAAATCTTCTACCGCAAAACGTTATAGGCAATGGTAAAGACATTACCTAATAAGATATTCACGTTTGACAACTTTATTTTGGTCATTTGCGTATCTTGCGTTTACATCTGACTGAATATGTGCTTCTGCTTCCTCCAAGGAATGCCACTCTATTTTATAGGCGTACATTGAAATATCTCGCACTTCACGCAAGTGACGCCAAAAATAAAGCAAGTAACACCGTTGAACGTAGTACCATTTTTTACCACTTGCTTCTGTTTCAATAATAATTCTGTAATCCATATTTTTGTTTTTAAATTTTATTTAATAAAACAATTACCTATAACATACGTTTGGCATATTGTTTATTATCACTATGCAATTATGCATACATTGTAAATTTATAATACAATTCTTCTGCTTTTCTTTTGGTGTCATAATTTTATAATTTTAATGTGTCTTAATTGGCGGTAATGGCGGTTATATGGCGGTTATTCTACCATATCAAAATCAATCCTATTATCGTTCATTAACCCTCGCAGCTTATCCCTTACTTCATCCAGTTCTTTACCGTTGTATTTAATTTCTCCCCTTAGCCACTGGTCTAGTTCCCAAAGAGTGCAATACATCTTAGATGCTTTTGTTGCCAGTTCAAATTCCTGGTTATCTTCAGGAAGTTGAAACTCTAGGATCGCTTTCATATTTATTTTTTAAGTGATTCATGTATTTCAAATCCCGTATTGGTAAATATTTTTAATAAAGCAATCATAGATTTTTTCATTTGCTCCATTATTTCATCCTTAGAAAAAAGTTTCTCCTTATAGGTTTCTTGGTCATCTTCTAGCAATAATTTTATTTCAATATCTGCGCAAAAAATTGCTATAGTTTCCAATAATGTAATTCCTTTCATATATAATTTATTTTAGATAAACACCAAACACACCTCAAAAACACCTATGAAAATCGCTGAAACCTTTGCCCAGTAAGGATAAACACCAAAAACACCTTTTTTGACATGATAAATCCCGATGGTATATTATCTCTATTATTATTATTATATTTTTAACTCTATAGAAAAACACTCATTATGGTGTTTATCCGCGCCCAGCATGGTTATCAAACACACTTGACAGGTGTTTTTAGGTGTTTTTGGTTTATGCTTTGACATACTTTCCATGACTAAGTAGCTTAAATTGGGAACTAAATTGCTTTTGTCTGATCGATATTTCAAACTTCCGCGCTGGCAAATTGAGTTTCAAACAAATAGCAGCGGCATCCTTTTTGGTGAACTCTGCATCCGGCAATGCCTGGTAAAGCAATTCTAAGGGTGCTGGCAGCCCTGTATTTGCCTCGGCTGTCAATGTGCTTACTATGTCAACAGTGGTCTTAGAATAGTATCTATAGAGGTCATATGCATCATGTATGGTCTGCTCGCTAATTAATGGAGTACCTGGGTTGTGGATGATTGCCAGTATCTGCACTAACCTGGGGAAGTAAGTACTCATCTTTGCCTCCGTTCCTATGTGTTCACTCTTAGCTGTAATGCGCTCATTGGCTTGCTCCAGGTTGAGTTTATAATAATTGCGATATATCTGCTTAGCTTCATCGGTCATGGTAATATTGATCTTATCCATGTCCCTTCGATTGTAGCCTTCGCCACTATTATACAAGCAATTTAATAGATCAATCCAGTCCTGGCACATCTCTTTGCTTTTAGCAAAAGGATCGGTTTCAGTATTAAGTTGCATGTAGTCACACTTTACCATTAAAAACCTACTAGCGAACCCACTAGCGAGTCTATCGGAAGTAAATATTGAACTTAATCTACTAGGTTGAGTACCCATCATTAGGTTAATATTGAGGTTCGGTACGATCCTTTCCTTCTCTCTATCTGCTCTGATTTGGGTATACCTTCCCCCTCCAAATGCCTGGGTAAAAAAGCTGATGGAGTCATTGGTCCCCTTGAATGATCCTGCATTGAAGATCGTTTCTGCCTCATCATGGTATACCCCTATGCCATTTGGTTGGTCCATTGAAAGGGCAACATATCCTTCAGTGGTGCCATCCACCGCAAAGGGAATGAACCTAGTGGGCCGCTTATCAATGAACTTCTTTTTGCCCGTCATTGCATCTGCCTTGTCGCTTTCGTGCTGGATGACCTTTTCGGTGAAGTTCTTATCTGCATTTTCTTGGATCTTGCGAAGTGGATTCTCGCACATTGCTTTGTATGCCGGTGTCTTTCCTACTGATACTGGTGCAATCAGCAGGCAAAACAATATGTTTTTTCCATCCCCATTAAAATCACTCAGGTAGTGGGTGCCTGATAAAGATGATACGGTCCAAAGTCCGGCAGTAGCTAAGAACTCAACAGCTAGGGAGCGAGCCTTAGATACTTCAATCATTGAATTACGGATGGCCACAGGAAATACATGGATCGGGAAATCGCCCTGGTAGGTTGCCGGCTGAGTAAGTTCAAAGCCGGAGCTATCAGCGATGAGCTGCATCCGATCAAATACCTTTTGCCAATCCCTTCCGAGTTGATAGAATAATACAAAGCTGGGTGTTAATGCCCATACTGGATAGTCATGTCTATTATGCCAATTCGGATAGTCATGCAGCGATGCAGTAAAGATCATTACCTTCTTATTGTAATAATACACTTTAGCACTGATAGCATCGGATGTGCTGCCTACTCGCTTAAATGCAGTGAACTTATCGGTAGGGCTATACCTATAATTGGTAAGGCAAACAAGTCCACTCTGCTCTAATATCTCGGCCCAGTTCTCATCGGTCACCCTAGTGTCAAAGTCCAAACAATACTGCTCAAAGCCTGCTGGATAACTGACTGCTTGATTGGCCGGATTAAAAGATGGCTTGTACTCGTTAAAGTGCTGAGATAAGCTGATCAGATATTCAAACTCATCATCGCTCAATACTTCAATATCAGCCATTGATCCTGAGTATTCATTGTATCCAGGTGTTGGGTAAGTATACACCAAAGGACCACAAGCATACAGCGCAATTACTTCACTACCTAGCTCACTCTCAGCTAGTGATAGCTTCTTTTGGAGCTTACCATATCTCAGCCATAGGTGATAGCCTTGTGTCCTGGTTGATTCAATGTATAGCTTATCATAGATCTCGGGCTGCTGATTGAGGATGATTGCTTTGAATTGATTGAACAATTCTTTGTTGGGGGTGTTTTTTATATCGAAGTCAAGTGCTGCCAGGTTACCCTCACACTTAATCATGATGCCGTTATGGCTGGAGTTGATGGATAGGCTGCTGGTATCACTCCATAGCCTATGAGATACAGGCTGCATCTTTACGGTATCCCACTCTATAGGAATAACAGTGATGCCTTGGTTTTGGTAGTCTTTATATGTTTGCGGTATCATTGGTAGGGATTAGTTAGTTTGGATAATAAAGTCAAGTGCAGTACAAAAGGATTCGGGATCCTTCACGATCATGTAATTGCCACCGGCACCTCTTACCCTAGCCATTTCCTCATGTTGGTATTCACTCATTTTATCCTTGCCTACTTTGATCTCGATAGAGAAGTGCTTGCCATCAATGATAGCATGAATATCAGCAGTGCCTTTATTGGTGGTGCCAGGGATATATTTTTTGGTGGTGAGTATTACTCCGGATGATTGCTTTTGCGGGGCATTGATGATGCGGCCCATACTACTAATCCGGTTGGCATAGCCACCATTCCAATTGATCATATCAATAACGAACCTGGTGAGGCCATTGGCTTTATTGGTATCGGGGAACTTGATCATCGGCACATTGCCGGTATTGTAAACAGTGGGGAACTTAGTGCGGTAGTATTCTAAATTGGATGCTTGGTATCGGTTTTTCCATTCTTGGGCATACTTTTTTGTAGTATAAATTGCAATCATTCGAGTAGGTTAAAGGTGGATAATAAAGCAAAGGGGGAATTTCACCCCCTAATAATTCTAAAATGGTAAGCCGCCAAGGTCGGGTGCAGTTGTTACAGCGGCTAGTTGTCCAGTAGGTGCAGAAGCAGCTACTTTAAACAACTTAGCATTGCCCAGTATCGCTCCCTTCACTCCAGCCTCTCGGTCTGCCTTACTTACATCTTGCACGATCATTCCACAGTTGCCATACTGATCATCTTCTTCCTTTGTTAGCAGGGTTGCATCTAAATAGATAGCACCTGAGTTTGCGTTAAATAGTTTCGCCTTTTCTATTTTAGAAAGGTTGATCTTTAATTTGAAAATAGCCATAGTTTAAACGGTTTACGCATTGCCGGGATGCTTTTGTGGGTGGTGAAATTAATATCTTTGTAATAATGTTAAATGCTTTATTTTAATTATTCGCTGTGAGAATGTGCTGGGTTGCCATAGATTGCAGCTGGTCGAATAATCGGAGGTGGTTTTGCTTCCACTGGTATTGGTATTTGAATCAGCTCACACTCGTAGAACTTCTGCCCATACTTCATTTGCCATTGGTTTGTAATTCTTACCACTGTCTTATAAGGGCTAATCATCTCCTGTGCGCAGATGCCGAACTTAGGGTGTTTTAATTGGATCATCATGGCTTGTACTGATTTATTGCTTTAAAAATTTGATAAGCTACCTGTGGCACTATTGCATTTCCGTAGGCTTTGATTGATTCGTTTCTCCATTTTGGAAAGGTAATGTTGTCCAGTTCTTTGGGAAGCCCATCATCTCCTCCACAAATAGGGGATTGAGATGGGAACGAGTCCCAAAAATTTCGTTGATTTGACTTCCTAAATCGTCTCCTTTCCAATTCTCCGTTTTCCAATGCATATTTTTGTCTGATGTTCTTGGGGTGTTTAATAACATTCTGCTTAATGTTACTGAGTGCATACTTCCATTCTTGACTTGCGTTGATTTCATATTCGCTGTTGATCCGTTGCTGTCCATTGCTGTTGGTGTTGGTAGCATTCCTTGTATTAATTTTGCTTGTAGACAAGTCCCCCCTTGTTTGAATTGTGTATTCTGTTGATGACTTGTTACAGTAGGCAACAAACCAAATTCTATCCCTTCGGTGGGGAGCATTGACGGCACAAGCTGGAAGTAAAAACGGTGTGACTTCGTAGCCTTCAGCTTCCAAGTCAGCTTGCACTTCGTCGAATACCACCCCTCCATTCCAATTAGTGAGGCCGCGTACGTTTTCGCCCACAACCCAACTTGGTTGAACTTCTCGAATTGTTCTAAGCATGTGCGGCCAGAGATGTCTTTCATCTGCTGTCCCAAGTCTTTTGCCGGCACTTGAATAGGGTTGGCAAGGGAATCCACCGGTAAGGATGTCAATTGATCCTCTGTGAATAGAGAAGTCTGTCTTTGTAATGTCATGATAGGGTATTGAATTAGGAAAATGATGATTTAAAACTTTTTGACCAAATGGATTCCACTCACAGTGAAATATGTTCTCATAGCCTGCCCATTCAGCTGCTAAGTCAAATCCACCAATACCGGAAAATAAAGATGCATGTGTCATAGGTTATATTATATTTTTACGATAATACTCATCCACATCAAAATAGCCTGCCACTGTAATCTTTGACTCCCTTAGTTTTGGCCTGGTAGGTTGTTTGAGCCTTAGATTCATGAGGTTGAGATTGCCATCTAGTTTGCCCTTGGATAGGCCTAGGTATTGGCACATCGTTGTCCGTTTCATTATTAGATAATTCGCTCTCACAAATTGCTCCTGGTAAGGTGTTAAGGTGATCGAAGTTTGACATGCCATCGGATGGTAGTTTTTCAGTGGATGATTCAATAAGGTTAATCAATCGGACCAGGTGGGTATGCATCGTAGCCATTAATGTTTTGGCTTCGATGCTATACACTTTCGGCTCTTTCACCTGGTAAAGGGCAGTAGTAAATTGAAGGATATTTTCAATGTCGTTCATACTATTGAAGTGTTACAGCTACAGAGGTAGTGCTACTCTTTGCCGGTGGATAGATATGTTTCATCTCGCCATGTGCTGTGACAATGTCCATCCCAATGTCCGGCAGGTTCTGTAAGAACTTTTGCCTAGCTTTTACATTGCCATCTAGCATAGCCTGGTCCTTTAGTAGATCATCTAGTACATCATCGTTGCACTGATCATACTCATACTTTACTCCAGTTTCCCTAATTGAAAATTCAGCATTGTAAGAGGTAAACTTTTTGCCGTTCTTCTCGGCTGCTTCCAGCAAGTAACTCTTATAGATCGGATGCGCAGTAAGGTCCTTGATGATGCTCTCCATACACTTAACCTGGAGGTGTACCTTGATGGCATCTGCATTGCCCGATTCAATGTTCTCAATTACTTCGTGGACAAATATTGTCCTTTCTGATTTGGAGGTTTCAAACATGTTGAGTACTCCGGTGGTTGATAATTTTTCCATGTTGGGTGGGGTTTAGGCGGCAGGAACTTCTGCCATGATTAAATGATATTTGCGAGTTGCTGCATCTATAAAGGATGCATCACGAATGATGTAATCGGGTTGCATTGTTTTGATCAGTTTCAACTCATCTACAGTAGTAGCCTTATTAACCGATGCTACTGCATCATTAATGATCACCCTACTATCTACCCCACTCTCGCACCATTCAATGATTGTCCTACCGGTAGCCTCGCTAATGGTGAATTGCGGTTTGTCCATAAACAGGCCTGTTCGGTCCTTAGAGGCGGTGCAGTTGTGCTTCTCATCAAGATTGAAGTTGACAGTAAGCTCGTACTCAAATCCTTCCCTAGTGACCTCTTTAAGCCCTGCCTTTTCTACCTTAGTCTTACCACTAGAATCCTTTGTCATCTCGTAATCTTGTTTTCTCCTTACAGTAGTAATGATGTGGCAAGGTGATTGCAGGATCGCATCAATAAAAGCCTGGTGCCTAGGTGTTAGTTTCGCCCAGTTAGTAAAGGAATTACCGGTCATTGAATTAGAGATATCAATCACCCCACCCTTGCCATCCCACTCATGGGTAATGGAGTCAATGATGATGCACTCAATACCTGCCTGCTCACATGCCTGGATAGCTTCTATGTACCGCTCCGGTGTATAGGGTGCGCTTAGCTCAATGGTGCTAAACTCGCCTAAGTGAGCATACAGTGATGCGGATCCATTCTCGGTATCAATCACTGCTACCTTATCTAGATCCCCCACTAGGCCCTTGGCTAGTAGTAATGCAGAGTAGGTCTTTCCTCCACCCGATACGGCACTCAGGCCCAGGCGGAGTTTTACTTTTTTTCGGGTTGCTTTTTGAAGTTTCATTTTAGTTTGATTTTTTGGGTGATCTAATTAATGAAAAGATATACTGCATCCATTCATTGTAATCGCTTGGGGGGTTAGGGGGGTATGTAGTAGCCATTGGGTTTATTTGGTTTTTAATTTAGTTCGTGCTGCATCCTGCTGGTTCCTTCTTTCCTGGTTATTTTTAAATCGTTCGTATTTTTTATACTCGATGTATAAATCAGTTAGGCAGATCATACAGCAGATGGTTAATAGGATGTAGGTGATTAGCATGTCAGTAGGTTTGTTGGATTAGTAATTCGCAAGACTCGGCTAGTTGTGTCCTAAACTCCTCGCGTGTTATTGCATCATAAGGATATCGCTGAAGTGTCTCGATTGCATACCCTGCATTAGTTTCGCTGTAGCAATTTTTCCCGACCATAATCACACATTTTTCGGGGGAATACATTCCAAAAAACATGGGTGAGATAATGCCCGGTGACCGGTAGAATGAAGGAAATTCAAATTCAACTTCCTTCGTTGTTTGGTGTTTGATTTGAACTTTCATTTTAGTTGAAGATTTGATCTGCAAAGCATAGTGCCAGGCAGAAGATGATAAAAAAGATGGTTTGATAGACGGTTTTCATAGGGAGTAATGTTTTAAAAATGTGGTTTCAATTTTAGAATAATTGTTGTAGATGTAAGTATTGATAATATCATTTTGCTCATCACTGTACTTATCTTCATCCCAGGTAGGTTCATCCTCTAAAGCAAGCATTGGCTCAAAGCTCATCACTCCATACTCGTGTGAAAAACTTGCATCTATTGAGTTGGGATATCCTTCAAGCTCTACCTCTAAATCTTCAAAGTCATCGGGTATATAAAAATTTATTTTCATAGTTAGGCGGTTTGACGGATTACGATATTTGATTCGATGAACTTTTGTAATTCTGAAATCTTGTAGTACCTTCGTTTTTTAATTATTGAAATAGTGAAGTTGTTTTCCTCCATCAAATCAGATAAATGATTGATAGACATATCCATGTAAGAGCAAGCCTCCTGGATAGTGAGCCACTGTTTTACTGGCAGCATTGCAGACATAGTGTGCTTTGCCTGGCTTTTTCGAGTTTTTACTTTAGTTTCCATATAATTTATATTTTGTTTAGTTTTGCAGCGACATGCTGTAATCTGATGTTGTTTGTGGATTCAAAGATAGAAGTATTATAGATACAAAAAAGAAATATTATAGATATTTTAAAATTTATTATTGTAACCATGTTGCAAAAAATTGATAAAGATAGGCTGGATGAGGTTTTAGCTACTATAGAATTTGCTAAAATAAAGTTCCCGAATGCCACAATTACCAAAGATTTGGGTGTTCATGGTGGTACTGTAAGCGAATACTTAAATGGAGTGAAGCCAATGTCATCGAACTTCTACCGAAAATTCATGGATAAATATGGCAAACAAGAAGCAGTTAATAAAACAAATGATAGTACATTAGATAGACTGATCAATAATAATACGGAGTTAATTGAGGCACATGTATCAGTTGCAAAGGCTACAGAGGAGTTGGCTAAGGCAAACAAGGAGTTATCAGAAGCTAATAAGGAGTTGACTTTAATGCTTAAAAATAGTGTCAATTCAAACGGTCAAAATAGTTATCAGAACCTAGCTGAGAAGGTGCTTCATCGAATTGCTGAGAAAGGAGTTCCTGAGTTATGGGCGACAAAGGAGGAAGGGATGAGTAAATTAAACAAGTATCTAATCGGTGCGCCTCCGGATATAACCGAATCAAACAAGTTGCACAAAGAGGGCAAGTCAAGCATTTCATAGGAAGCAAAAATAGGTACGTGAATAAGAAGGAAGGGAGGTACTGGTATACCATACACGCCAAATCATCACGCACCTATGCGTTTAATTAAATGTTGGATTTTAGCGTGTACTATAGAAATTACCAGTTTCCCTTCAAGTGCAATCTAGATTTAAATTATTGATTCACCTATACCCTAAAGTGTTACTTTCTTAAATTATGAAACATAAACTACCTCTGTGGGATGAAAGGATGCTGCTGGTGATGAAGTACGTCATCGCCAATAATATTAGAGATATTGGCACCAAGACAGCATTCATGAAGGCAATCGGCTTTAGTAATGCTGCGAATCTAACACAGATAAAGACCGGATTACAGTCCTTTAGGCTGGAGCATATCCAGGCGGCTTGTAAGCTATTTAAATTGGATGCAAATTACTTTGTGGATAGTAGCTGTACCCTAATGAATCGGGGCAAGAATTCGTCTGCTATGCAGCAGTTGAAGGAGGCAGTACAGGCTGTGGGGATTGAATTAGGGAGGCAATGATGTACACAAATTTGTACACAAAGAAAAAATGTAAGCTATAAATATTTGATAATTAATGAGTTGTAATTTTTAATATAATCCTGGTCGGGTAACTTTTTACTTTTTCACAACCCCCTCCCACAGCGTAATTCAGCTAATTATCAACTACTTACAAAAATTGCAAAACCTCATAAAACTTCAAAAACTGCATAAATTGCGCCTTTCATGTACACAAATATGTACACAAAGAAAAAAAGACATGTACACAAAAAAATAAAACTATGGACCATTATACAATTAGACCAATGCTAGATAGTTCCCGTCCTAATAAGACCGGTGAGTGCCAACTTAGAATCTGCGTAACTATGAAAGGCAAAAGGTCATTCTATCCAAGCGGTATAAAGCTACAACCTGACCATTGGAATGGAACTGACATTATAAAGCACCCGAATAGATCAGTTTTAATGGCTTCGCTTCGCAACAAAATTATTGCTACCGATAAGTTAATTATTGACCAGGGAGCAAAAAGTACCAAAATAAATAAAAAGACTAATCCTAGCTTTTTTGATTATACAAACTTAAAAATAAAAGAATTTACCGGAGTGCAGGCTTCGGGAACGGTAGAACAAAAAGAAGCCTGTTTAAAGAAATTTCATGCTTTCAGCCCATCCATTAAAGTAAAGGAGATTACCAGGGAGGTCCTAGTTGGTTTTGAAAGTTACTGCCGTTCACTTGGTAATGAAACCAATACGGTTTGGAACAATACTAAAATAATTAAGGCATTTCTTAACCTGGCAGTAGATGAAGGTATTATCCAAAGCTCCCCAGGTAAAAAGTTCAAGGGAGCAAAATACATTGATCCTCACCGGATCGTATTAACTTCCGATGAACTAGACCAACTTGAACAGTTCGCCGATAACCCTTTGCAACCTGCTAAATTAAGAAATGCCGTAGCTTGGTTTTTATTTTCGTGTTACACTGGACTAAGGTATGGCGATCTGCAAAACTTCAAAGGATTGGTTAATGGCAAAGTGCAGCTCCAAACACAAAAGACCAAAGAAATAGTAAGTATCTACGCAACCGACCAAATCATTAAGTCAGTGGCTAGGCTATCCACCGAAATTATAAGCGATCAAAAATTAAATGATTATATTAAAATTATAATAGCATCGCTAGGTATAGAAAAAAGGGTTACTGTCCACCTTGCTAGGCATACTTTTGCAGTTGAGTATCTAATAAGAGGAGGTGACTTCTTTGTCCTAAGTAAGATCCTAGGGCATGCAGATGTAAAGACTACCGCTATCTACGCCAAACTTGCCAACCAAAGGGCCGATGAGGACATGAAAAAAGTATGGCAAACAAAACCCCCTGCATAGACATGCAAGGGGAACCAAAAACTATGAAACCAACTAAACTTTTGTTTTTTCAAATTCGTACCAATAGTCAGCGAAGGCATCAACGAATACCTCATCTTTATTAAGTTCATCCTGGCCCATTTTATCAAGGATCATGTGGACCAATTCATGAAAGAACGTTTTCTCCTTCAATGACTTTTTTAATGCTTTGCCTTTATACCGGTTGCACAGGGTGATCAGTGCTAAAGTGAAGTCAGCCTCCCCATAAATTTCATCCTCATTACAGTATTCATTGTCAATCACTACATGGATTAGCTCACCTTTGAGCTTAAACTTTTCGGGGATAAGGATGGATCCATTCATAACACTTTACCTTTATAAATTCTCTTATTTTGAAACTCGTAATCTATTCCATTGCTATCCAGTTCTACCAATGCACAGCCATGATTCCATCTATTGTAGGGCATGTAATCCGGGCATAGTTCACTGAGGCATCCGATGGAGTAGGTAGTGGTTACATTGCCATTCATGTCCGGTTCGCTATGTGTACTGGTTTGATGGTTATGTCCCTGGAAGGCATCTACCTTACCCTTGACATATAGGCCCCTGGCGATGTTAACTGGTGATGTAATGCCAAAATACTCATGGCCATGAATGCCATTAAGTGAATTGATCTTCATCATTGTCTTATCACCGACCACCTGGATACCTTCGGCCCTGGCTTTGATGATATTTTCAAAGTCAAACTCCTCAATACCTATCAACTCCCCTGCCTTCTCATACAAAAAGTTTTGGTACCTTATCTCATGGTTGCCCAGCTTAAAGTAGATCTTACAATCCAGCTCCTTTTTAAGTACCTCAAATAGTGCTTTGAAGGTATCTAGCTCCAGGGCAAAGTTTCTTTTCTTAGGATCCTTAGTATAGCGGCTCAACCTATGGCAATCAATGGTATCACCATTTAGCAGCAGTCCGTCTATCTTTTCATCTTTAAGGTATTTAATCGCCAGGGTGAGCGCATCAATGGAGTGATAGGGTACATGGATATCTGATAAGATCCCTAGCTTCTTATGGCCCGATATGATGCATGGAGGATTGGTAGCCTCCTCGCTCATTGGTAGGTTGTATGGATTCCTGGGCCGCTCACCCTCAATAAAAAATGATTTATCCAGCACCTTCTTTTTATTTTTAGCCCCTATCTTCCCCTCAATGTACCTGAGTGTAGTTCTAGCCTCCTCCACATTAGTGAATAGCAAATTATTATCCTTGTACATGATCCTAGCAAGTGCTAGTGTAGGCTTATCTGTTCCGTATTGACTTCTGTATTGTTTTGCAATAGTTGTTTTGGTCATAGGTGATTTATAAGGTAAAATAAAGTTTTGCTTCTGCTTCCCTTCTGATCGTTAATCCTTTCAATGGTTTTCCTGCCACCTTATCCCACTTCATGAACTCGGCTTTTATAGCCGGATCATTGGGATTGAACTTAATTTTTTTGAGTAGGGTGCTTTTGCTTAATGCCCCTACTCCACAGTTGTATGCAAAGGATACCAGCGAATCAAATTGTCGCTGATTTACTCCATTAGTTAATGCCCCTACTGCTACAGCTTTAATATTTACCTCCCTTTCAAGCAATGCATCTGCCTGGTCCTGGGTGATCTTACTACCCATCTTAATTGGCTTACCCAGGGCATCAAGTGTACTTCCCCATCCTATTGAAACCACATTTGCAGGACACCGGTATGCTGCGAGCTTGCAACCCTCAAATAACTTAATCAACCGGTATGCTTCACTGGATGGCTTCATTAATATAAAGTAAAATTAATTAATATAAAGTGATGTATCGCACAATTCTAATCAAATAAGGTATTGATAACCCAGCTATAAAAGCGATTAGCCAATACATGGCTTT